TGTTTTAGTGGGATATCCCTGATCTACTTTATAGATTTTAGTTCCATCATCATCATATTCCCAAACTCTTTTGTCAGGATCAATCTGATCGATTCCTAGAGCTTTGTCAATTGTTTCATTAGACATGTTTATTCATCTTCTCCAGTTACAGGGTTAAATTCTTTGGCATCTGTAAAGAACGATGTTGTTTCATTGAAACCAAAATCATCATCGGGGTCTGCATTAAATGGTTTTGGAGTGACTGTGTATCTCTGTTCTCTTGTTGGAGACTGATCTGGTAGGTCAGCAAATTGATCAACTTGAGCAGTCTTAATGACGTTCTGTGAAGAAACAGGGCCATACAAGTAAAATTTACATGTAAAGTTCATCGTATATATTAATGCTCTTCGTTGTTCAAACTCTCCTTCGTAATTGTCCTCATAGGATATCCCATTCAGAACAATTGGCACATCTCTTTTAATACCCATGTCAGACATATCGTTTATTGTGATTGTGTAGTCTGGTTGGAAGAATGGTAAAATCTGTTCTACAATCTGAAGTGCGTCATCTGATTGCTTTGCTAAAACATATAAAACAACTTCCAAGTTATACGGCACTGGCATAAACTGAGAATCTAACTGCCTATTCGTATCATCTTTCACTTTTTTAAACTTTTGCACACGACTCAATTTACGAGTTGCATCGTATGATAGATTTTGAATCTCAAAACCAATTCTAGGAAGCGTGATTGCAACTTTACTAGATAAATCAGCATCTGCTCTAAGGCGAACTAAAAACTTCTCTTTAGGTCCATATGCAAGAGGAACTTTCATAGATTGAACGGTATTACCCGAACTATCTTTTCGCACTAATTGAACATTATTAAATGTTGTACCAAACCCTACAATTATCTTTCGGATTGTTTCGTGATAAAACTGTTGTCCTAACATTATGAACTGCCTCCTACATCACCAAATGGATTTGTTTCTGTGAAATCCAATACAGAATTATCAGCGTCATCAAATAATTCATTTTGTGCNGAAGTATCTACATTACCATCAGCGGTTGTGCTTCCATCACCTATTATATAGTCTTCCTGTAACAAGAAGCCACCATCCTCACCAAGAAGAACGCCAGCAGATGTTGTCATATCACTGGTTTCTAGTGCGACAACCTCATCATTTGCATCGTCTTCATGTATAATTCTTCCAAATCCACTCTCTAGTAACAATGCGTCAATGGTTGCAGAATCTTGCTCCATTGTAAATTGTAGTGCGAGAGTATCAGTAGATAAATTATCTTCAATCACATCAATCGCAGTGATATCTGTATCAAGAATTTCAGAGCTATACTCAAACAATCTACAACGCAGTTTATAAACCGGATTATTATCAAGTTGGAAATATGGCTCATCATGGTCAACAAAATTTATCTGAAACAATTTTGATAGGATAGGATGAAAAATTAAATCACCCTCTAGTGGTCTATCTGAATTTGTAGATGTTGCTTCTGATATTAAATAACCGCTTTCAAATGATGCTGAGGCTTCAACTGTCCCACTGTCAAGTGTACCATCCTCTAGCAAAATAGAACCACCAAGAGTATCAGTTCCAGACTCTATAGTAATCTGTTTTGTGAGGTCTTGAAATCTTTTCTTCGCAACAACAAATGTAGCTTCACTTAAATTCTGCAAACCAAACTGACCCATCAGTTCTTTCTCACCAGCAAAACCACCCTCACTATCTTCCATATACATTTCAATTTTTGCTTGTGTAATAAATTTTGCAAGATTGTCTGTTCCAAGAATTGAATCTTCATCGACAAGAGTTCTATCTAGATAATGAACATCATGCCCATATATCTGAATGGACTCAACAACCAAATCCCTATATAAATTTTGTTCAGTTGCTAGTGCCGCAACATTACTGGTATGAAATATTGAATTGACTGCCATGACTTATCCTATCATATAGTTTACTGGCAATTCATAAGCTAACTGTATCTGTTCCTCTAACCTTTGTATCTCTTCTTGCGCTTGTGAAAATATAGTTTCACCATTCATCGTTACGCCACCCAACATTGCTACACCATTAAACTTACTAAGGTTTGCACCCCACTGTCTTTTGAGTAGTGCGGTGGCATACCTCTTTAAATAAATGTCATCATAAACATCTGTATATGAATCTGGGTCAAGTTTTCTATAACACTCTATAACTAGATAATCTTGGTCAGCGACAAAATCATTTTCCCAATCAGCATCTATATACAAACGGTTTTGGTGTTGATTAAATCTAATCGGTGTTTCACCAACCAAAATATGCTCTAGGAAATCTAGATGTTTCATCGTCATCTCATAATGAATTACGGACTGAGATGAAAAATCATACAAATCATTTAATCTTAACTGATATCGAACATCGAATAAACTAGAACGAGAAGAAGTATCGCTAAATGGAAAAACCTTAACAACTGCTAATACGGTGTCAGGAACAGGAATCCAATTCTTACCTTCCAACCAATCAGCGGTTAGTGTACTATCAAGTTTGTCAGTTGCAGTAGTAGTCGTATTCGACCTAGCTCTGGTAACATCAGCAGTGGTGATTAGATGTTTCAAATACATCCGTTCAATACCATCGTAGTGATATTGTGAAAAATATTGTAACGCTTCATCTATCCTGTCATCTGCTTGGTCATCAGATATATTAATATCTATGACTCCAAAACCTAGAGCCCGTAAACAATAACTTTTAAATGTAGCTTTTGTTGTTGGAACAGCCATTACTTATCTACCAATTGTTGTAAGAGATTTTTAATTTCATGCATCTCCGATTTCAAAGTATTTATCTCTCTGGTTGCGTTTCTAATTGTATCCCTTTGTTCTTCTTCTTCAAGAAGTTTTCTTTTTGCATCTTCTGACCTTTTCTTGGCCCTCTCATATGCACTTCTATTACGATTGACTATAGCATGAGAGTTCATATCTCTTGCTAAATCTACCTCACCTTCAACCTTTTGGAACTCCTCACTCATTATGTTGCCAATGCGATTGCTCTTAAATCTTTGATTCTTGGCGGTTGAGACATATTAGTTCCCTGCATTACAATCTTAATAGAGAAAGAAATGAACTCATCTAATGGATCACCAATACCATCATCAGTAACACCGGCACTAAATACATACTCTTGAAAGTCATCTCTATCAAGAGATGGGTTCACAAAGTCATCAGCACTACCATCTGTATTGAAGAATTCATAATCTAGGTCATCAAAGTCAACAGAGTCTTGGGCACCTAATGTCTTAAACAGAACCTTAATTTCAGATGTTGCTGGTCTATGAGCAGTCAAAAGAACTTTAATAGCCGTTGCTGGATTAGCTAGTATAACTTTTTTGGTTATGTAGATTGCAGCATTATTGTCACCCTCTGGTTCTGTCGATGCAACAAATGTTAAATTTGATGCAAGGTCAGATGCTGAGTCAATATTATTAATTCTGTTCGCAACAGAAACCCAAGAAGCTCTTTCTAAATCAACAACAGGTGATAAATTTCGTCTAGCACTAGATAATGTTAAATCTGTTTGATACGATTTAGCACCACTCATTTCATTTGTCTCATTTATCTCTGATGCAATCATAAATGCATCATCAAATTCTGTATTATCATTTAATGCAACACCTATTGCGTTTGCAGCACTAGTTTTAGTGAATGAAGTTTCTGTTCCAGAGATACTAGTAGCAGTTGTGGGCCTAATTGTGCCTGCAACTGTAGTATCTTCTGGCTCTAGAATGCCTAGTTGTGTAAATCCAGTATTGATAATGTGATTTTCTGTTGCGGTAACAGATGCACCACCGTTTTCAGCACTGGAACCAGTGCTACCGTCAAATACTGGACTACTTGTAAGAGTAACACTATATGAATCCAAGTCAATATTTGCGATTGATGTGTGTGTCTTATTTACTTGTGATAATGGAACTTTATGTAGTTGGAAAAATTCTACCGTTGCACCAGATGAGTGTGCAGCAGCAGTTGTCCCTTCTTGAGCCCTAACCAAACTAGTCACAGAAGTTGTGGATATAGCCTCATAGTACATAATCTCATCATCAATCTTAACATAGTAACGAGGCGTTGAGTCTGTGGTTCTAGCATATTTGCCAGTGGTGTTACCAAAATTAGTTCCACTAACCAAAGTTAAACTCGTTGCAGTTGATGTTATTGCAGCACTCAAAGTTGTCGATAGTCCAGAACTTACACCAGCGATTGT